TGTACATTGATACCAGACGATAAGGGGATAGGACTATGGTAATATGTTATAAGACAGATGATGCGTTTTATGCTGGCATATACAAACTGGTTATGTTAGGCTTGACGTTTGAGGCAGACGATCAAGATCTGAGCATAAAATTAACAGGGGGTTACTAACATGAAAGCTGACACATTCGACAAGGGCTATCCAGCGTTTGCTCTGTACTACCGGAGCGACAACAGCGGCAAATGGTACGAAGAGGGAGTGTTTACCGACGAATGGGCCGCTAGAGATTGCATGATAGAGCACATACGTTTACACTCTGATCTGGATTGTGTTATAGTCCGACTAAGCGTAATGAGCGAGTACAAAGCGTACGAGGGGGTTTGACACATGGAATCTGACGTAGTATGGTTGTGGGGCATGGGTTGCCTAGTGGTGGTGGCGTGGCTTATGTTTAGCGAGGAGGGTTTATAATGGATTATCCGTGTATGCTTTCGGGTGAATATTACGAAGGCGATCAGATTGTAGAGAGTGCAGAGTTTGTTGGGTGGCATCCTGTAGAGACATCATGGGCCTTTTACAAATTCACTGGTAACGCATGGGACGATAGGGGTTTAGCCTGTTTTGTTACTGTAGACGTAGAACATGCAAAGGAGAACTATCAGCGATGAGCAAACGATACGGGCAGCATCAAACGGAAGTGCAGGTTGATTGCGAGTGGGCTACACTGGACGTAGTTATACACTGGACTCTCACGAATGATGATTATCTAGACCTTGTGCAAATTGACAAGATCACAGTAGGCGACAGAGATTTACGTGAGGGCTGGAATGTGGCATACTTTGAGGACATAATTAACGACGAAGTATTAGCGGGTGAGGACTATCTACCCACAGACCACGGGGACTAGAGCATGAACATATTTTACCTAGATCGTGACCCACACGAGGCCGCAAGGCTACAATGTGATCGACACGTGGTCAAGATGATCTTAGAGACCGCCCAGTTACTGTCAACGGCTCACCACGAGTTAGATGGTGAGTCACCAGCATACAAGGCCACCCACAAGAACCACCCCAGTGCGGTCTGGGTGCGGTCTAGTGCTAACGCTTACATCTGGGCATGGCATCATCTAAAAGCCCTTGGATGCGAGTATGAGCGACGTTATCAAAAGGTACACAAAACCATTGCTGAACACCTAGAAGCTCTCTGTGGGCTTCCTAAGGCCCTTGTCAGCGATGTTACGCCTTTTGCAGACCCTCCACAGTGTATGCCAGACGAGTGTAAGAGGGTTGACCCTGTGTTAGGTTATCAGGTATACTACAATTACAAGGCAGACGATTGGGACGCCCGTGGTATCCCTATGCGATGGTACGGACAGGAGGCGGTGTGATATATATGGTAGTCGGAACATTAGTAATTTTTATTTTAGCAGATATGTTTTTAGGTGGTTGATATGTATAGATTATTAGCTGTAATGTTTGCGTTTGTCACTGCGCCTCTGTGGATTCCACTAGCAGTGTACATAGCCCTAACCTTTCACTGGACGGACACAGTACCGAAACAGGAGGATCTGTAAATGTATAACTACAACGAGCCTGATCTGTCACAGGAGCAGATGATACAAGACCTGACAGAGTTTGAGTTTAACTTTATTGACTTTGCTACGGTAGTCGCTATGGCCCGTGGTGTTATCAGGGACCGCTACAGGGCAAAGAGCTATAACGAGTTGTGCAAAGCATACTCACAAGTGTTTGGACCGGAGGACAACGGATGAGATGTAAGGCGTGTGACGTTATCTTAGATGATATAGAAACAGTGAAAAAGGATGCCAACGGGCTGCACTATGACCTATGTACAGATTGTCTGACAGTCTCTATTACGACCCATTGGGAACTAGAGAACATGGAGTCAATACCTGATAGTGGTAATTTATCACAGGATGAGGTGTTGCAATTACAGGAGAACTATGATAACATCTTAAGTAGTATTAAGGATTACTAAAGAATTAACTAAAGGATTAATCAATGAGTAATACTACAGGAGTTACTACAGGAGGACGGTGGAATCCTGTAGCCAAACACGATTACAACAAGGGAGGCGCACACAAGGACAGAAAGAAAGATGACAAAAAGTACCGCTCACGTAAAAAGGGTTTGACAAAAGACCCTGAACGTGAGATACTATAGGTGTTCCTGCGGGAACTCTTTTTCAACAACGAGGATTATCTCATATGTCAAGTCAAGTTATCGAAGGTGTAGTAAACTTCAGCAACGTCACCAAGCACGATGTGTACAACGGTCAAGACACTGGCGCTTTTTCACTGACAATCACCATGTCAGAGGACGATGCGGCAACACTGGCGTCACAGGGTGTCAAGATCAAGGATTACGAGGGCAATAAACAACGCAAGTTTAAGTCCAAGTACACCATTGGTCTGTACGATGTTGAAGGCAACACGTATAACGGGGAGGTTCCTTATAACTCCCGTGTGCGGCTGAAGTACAAGACGGGTCCAGCACACCCCGTCCACGGTACTCCTACGTATCTGGAGGCTGTTAAAGTGCTAGAGGAAGCAGAAGTGTCACCGGAGATGGTTGACTTCTGATGGACTCTAAATTCCTACACCACGAGGAATGTCCCAAGTGCGGTAGTAGGAACAATGTGGCGGTCTACTCTAACGGTGGCCGTCACTGTTTCTCTGCCGGTTGTGACTATCACGTAAACGGCGAAACAGGAGAGGAAACTGAGGTGACAACACCCAGCAAACTCAACATGGGCGGTGTGGTGTCAGAGATTACCGACAGGCGTCTGTCACAGAAGACCGTGAGCAAGTATCAGGTCACTGTAGACTACGCAACAGACGGTACGATTGCTCGCCATTACTACCCTTTTTATGACGTAGACACGGGTGAGCTAGTAGCCGCTAAGTCTCGCATAGTCAAGACCAAAGATTTCCTATCGTCTGGCAGTATGTCTAACGTGGGTTTGTTTGGTCAAAAGCAGTGCCGTGGCGCAGGTAAGTATGTCACGATCACTGAGGGTGAACTGGATGCCATGTCTGTCTATGAGATGTTTGGACAGAAGTACGATGTGGTATCACTCCGGTCTGGTGCTAGTGGTGCGTCAAAGGAGATCAAGGCCCAGCTAGAGTGGCTTGAAGGCTACGATAACGTGGTGCTTTGCTTTGACCAAGACAAGGCAGGAGAACTAGCAGTAGAGCAGATCAAGGATCTGTTTAGCCCCAACAAGCTAAAGATATGTAAGCTGCCCATGAAGGACGCCAGCGAAATGCTGATGGCTAACAGGGTGCAAGAGTTTACACAGGCTTGGTGGGACGCAAAGGTGTACCGCCCTGATGGTATCGTGGCTGGTGCAGATACTTGGGCGGCGCTGGTTAGTAAGCGTCAGGTACAAAGCACACCGTACCCGTGGGACGGACTAAATGAAATCACAAGAGGACACAGGCCCTACGAACTTGTCACTATCACAAGCGGTAGTGGTATGGGAAAATCCCAGTTTATCAGAGAACTTGAGTACGATTTGCTTCAGCGCACAGACGCCAACATCGGTGTACTTGCACTGGAGGAGGACATCGCAACGACAGCTTTGGGAATTATGTCGGTGGCATCATCTAGGCGACTCCACTTGGAGGAAGACTCGCCTGTTGATGAGCTTAGACCTCATTGGGAATCAACGATGGGGTCTGGACGTTACTACCTGTTCGACCATTGGGGGTCAACATCAGCCGATGAGCTTCTTTCAAGAGTACGGCACATGGCAAAGGCCTGTGACTGTCGATATGTCATACTCGACCACTTGTCCATCGTGGTTTCTTCTCAAGAGAACGGGGACGAACGGAAAGCTATAGACGAGATCATGACCAAGCTACGTACACTAGTGGCAGAAACAGGCATCACCCTGTTCCTTGAGTCACACCTGCGGCGTAGCTCTGGCACAGCACATGAGGACGGTGGGAGAATCAGCCTACAGGACTTACGTGGGTCACAGTCTATCGCACAGCTGTCCGACATTGTTATCGGCATGGAGCGTGACCAGCAGAACCAAGACGAAGACATACGGAATACGACCACAGTACGTATCCTAAAGAATCGTTACTCCGGTGAAACTGGACCCGCATGTTGGCTACGGTACGACAAGCACACTGGACGCATCCATGAGTGCGCCAACCCTAACCCGCCGGAGACAGAGTTTTGAATCTAGTTTTCTGTGACATTGAAACTGATGGACTAGACGCCACTACTATCTGGTGTGCTGTCTGCCGTCACAACGGAGTATCGGAGGTAATCTGTAATGAGCAAGACTTCAAATCGTATGTATCGGATCGTGAGGGGTGTACGTTCGTATTCCACAACGGAACTGGTTTTGATGTGCCTGTGGTCGAGCGTATTTGGGATTTTACTTTTGACCGGACTCTGGTCATTGACACTCTGATCCTGTCTCGTTTGGCAGAGCCTAGTCGGTCTGGTGGACACTCTCTGAGGAACTGGGGCAACACTCTAGGATTCCCGAAGGGCGATCACGATGATTGGTCACGGCTGACGCCAGAGATGATCGACTACTGCATCCGTGACGCTGAGTTGACCGAAGCAGTGTACAACCGCTTACAGGTTGACCTCGACGGCTTCTCTCAGGATAGCATTGATCTGGAGCATCAGGTGCAGTGGATCATACAGGAGCAGGAGCGCAACGGGTGGTTGCTAGATCAGCGCTTGTGTCACATCTTGTGTGCCAAGTTTAAGGAGCGCATGAATGAAATTGAAAGTGATCTACAGGCGCTTTTCCCGCCGATTGTTGAGGAGCGATACTCAGAAAAAACAGGTAAACGACTTAAGGATAAAGTCACTATATTCAATGTTGGGTCACGCCAACAGGTTGCGGAACGACTGTCAGCTAAGGGCGCTGTATGGACGGAACTCACTCCGACAGGCAAACCGATGGTTGATGAAAAGACGCTTAAAGAGAATAACCATGTACCCGAAGCGGCACAAGTCTTGGAATACCTCTTACTGCAAAAGCGCTACGCACAGGTAAACTCTTGGATAGAACACGTACAGGACGATGGCAGAGTACACGGTAGGGTCACAACGAACGGTGCAGTTACAGGACGCATGACGCACCAGAACCCCAACATGGCACAGGTTCCGTCAGTCAACTCTGAGTTTGGCAAGGAGTGTCGTGACTGTTGGATTGTACCAGAAGGACGGAAGCTGGTCGGTGTCGATGCCAGCGGTCTAGAACTACGGATGCTCGCTCACTACATGGGCGACGAGGAGTTTACAAATGTCTTGCTTAGAGACGATATTCACACCAGAAATCAAACTGCTGCAGGACTTGCAACAAGACCTCAGGCAAAGACTTTCATCTACGCTTTCCTCTACGGAGCAGGGGACGCCAAAATTGGAAGCATCGTCGGAGGATCTGCGCGAGATGGCAATAAACTTAGGACACGCTTTCTACGAAATACACCTGCTCTTGAAACTCTACGAGAGCGAGTTGGACAGGCGTCTAGGAAGGGTTACCTCAGAGGAATTGATGGAAGAAAGCTCTGGGTCAGATCAGAACATAGTGCATTAAACACTCTACTGCAGGCGGCTGGTGCTATCATTATGAAACGTGCGCTGATCCTGCTGAATGATTATGCTACACAGCACGGTATTGACTACAAGTTTGTGGGGAACGTACATGACGAAATACAATCGGAGGTGGCTACTGAACAAGCAGAGAAATTTGGCTGGCTCGCAGTCGAGTGCATCAAGGCGGCTGGCATTTCTTTTGAACTCAGATGCCCCCTCGACGGAGAGTACAAAGTCGGAGACACATGGACGGAGACACACTGATGCAAAAGATAACCGACAGTAACAGGATAGGGGACATTGCAGAATTTTATGCGGTAACTTGGCTTTGGGACAACGGCTACGAAGTGTTTGTCAACGCGGGTGCTACTGGCCCTGTAGACATGATCTGTGTAGATCCTGAGGGTGATGTGCGGTTTCTGGATATTAAATCATACAGAGGAACAAATCTAAAGGGACGTACAGACACTCAAAAGAAACTCAATGTTAGGTACGTACACTTCAACCCAGACACACGTAAGTGTCGTTTTGTGGAGCATCAGGAATGAATATATACTCACTGGTAGATGACATTTACAAGGTGGTTGCCAACAAGGAACCAGCGGAAGATGTTGATTTATATGAAGAAATTGAACGCTTTGGTGAGAACTGCAAGCGCCTCATGGCTAACCTATTCACTGAGAAGCGGGACGGGCGCAAGCTGCGTATGTCTAACATCGGGCGAGATGACCGCTACTTGTGGAACGCGGTGAACAACCCTGACGTACAGGAGGATATGACTCCTAACACGTATGTCAAGTTTATGTACGGGCATCTGATCGAAGAGATGCTTCTTTTTTTAACCAGAGTCTCAGGACACGAGGTGACCGATGAACAAAAGAAGTGTGAGGTGGCAGGTATCACAGGCTCTATGGACTGTAAAATTGATGGTGTTGTCACTGATGTTAAAAGCACTTCCACTTTTGGGTTTAAAAAATTCAAGGATGGAAGTCTCGCTTTTGATGATCCGTTTGGATACGTTGCTCAAATTAAAGGGTATGCACATTCCGAAGGAGAAACAAAGTTTGGCTGGTTAGCTATGGACAAACAGAATGGGCATCTAACGTACTTGATGTACGACTCCGAGGACACGCAGGCCCCTGTCTACGAGAAGATTGGTTACGACATAGAGGAGCATATTGAACGTGTAAAAAAGCTAGTAGAGCAACCGGAAGCACCAGAGCATTGCCACGAAGTCGTACCAGATGGCAAAAGTGGAAATCAAAAGCTCGCGGTCGGTTGTTCGTATTGTCCTTACAAGCATACTTGCTGGCCCGGAGTGCGAACATTCCTGTACTCAAGTGGTCCCAGATATTTAACAGAGGTGGTCAATGAGCCGAAGGTCGCGGAAGTCTAAACTAGGTAACTTTAGATCGGAGTTTGAGAGAGATGTCGCAACGCAATTACAACCATTTGGTTTTGACTATGAGCCGTTCCAAGTCCCGTACAGAATCGAACGCAAATACACCCCAGACTTTGTGTACGAACTCAACGGACGAACGTATCTCATTGAGTGCAAAGGATACTTCAGAGCAGGAGACACCCAGAAGTATCGCTCAATCGCTAACTGCCTTGGAAGCGATCAAGAACTTATCTTCATACTTATGAAGCCTAACCAGAAAGTGAGCAAAAGTACCAAAAATACTATGGCTCAATGGTGTGACAAACACGATATATTATGGTATAATATAGATACTCTTAAGGAGTTAGTTGATTATGTCTCTGACACTAGACGAAATTAAGGAGCGTCTGTTGCAAACCTATGACCCTGACGATCTACTGGAAGCACTACAGATTTCATCTGAAGAAATACTAGACAGATTTGAAGATAAGTTGTTACGCAAACTAGACGAGTTTCAAGAGGATTTAGAGGAAGAAACCTATGAGCATTGATAACGCTACTCCTAAAGAGTGGGACAAGGTTAGCAAGACAGCCGTGGGTAAACTGTACCACCCTCAGGATAATCACGACCCTGTAGGCGCGCCTGACCACTACAACAAAGGCGCTATCGAAGCCATCGAAGCTATCAAGGCGTCCATGCACCCGCAGGAGTACAAGGGGTATCTCAAGGGGAACTGTCTGAAATACCTTTGGAGATACGAGTACAAGAACGGGGTAGAGGATCTACGGAAGGCCCGTGTCTATCTGGAGTGGCTCATCAAGGAGGTTGCCTTATGAAAGTCATAGATGGAGGCTTTGGTAAAAAGAAAGAAGACAAAGGCAGTATACCCACAAAAGATTTTTTAGCTACGTTTGCGCTGAAGGCTAAGGAATACGAAGACGAAGGCAGGGACGTAAAGGCAATTGTCTTGATGTACGAGGACGCTGGTGTATTTGAAGTAGCCTCTAACGAACAGTACCCTGACGGTGTGTTTATGCTACTGCATATGTCAGCACACGCAATACTTAACGAAACGCTAGGAGTAACGATATGAAAATAGACAACGTAACAATCCGAAAGGGTGACAACGGATACATCCTTGAGTGGTACGGCGAGGACAGCCACGTAACTATTCACCCTACTTTTGATGACGCAATGGCTAACCTTCAGCAAATCTTCAAGGAGTCTTAATGGACGCTTACCAACAGTACATTCACAAGAGTCGTTACGCACGTTACCTACCAGAAGAGAAGCGGCGTGAGACTTGGGAAGAGACAGTTAACAGGTATATCAACTTCTGGTCTGACAGAGGCTCACTGAACGACTTTGATGTGTCTGAAATATACGACGCAATACACAAGCTAGATGTGATGCCCAGCATGAGGGCACTGATGACCGCAGGAGAGGCGCTTGATCGTGACAACGTAGCAGGGTTTAACTGTAGCTACCTACCCATAGATCACCCTAAGGCCTTTGACGAACTCATGTACGTCCTTCTGTGTGGCACAGGGGTAGGCTTCAGTGTAGAGCGGCAGTACATCACAAAACTACCAGATGTAGCGGAGACATTCCATGCAACCGACACAGTTATTAATGTTGCAGATTCGAAGATCGGATGGGCGAAATCGTTTAGGGAATTGGTATCACTGCTGTACTCAGGTCAAATTCCCGAATGGGACGTTAGCAGAGTTAGACCTGCAGGTGCCGCGCTCAAGACTTTCGGAGGCCGTGCAAGTGGTCCTGAACCTCTCGTCGATCTTTTCAAGTTCACAATTGAACTCTTTCAGGGATCAGCTGGACGAAAACTTACGTCCATTGAGTGCCACGATCTTTGCTGCAAGATTGCTCAAATCGTTGTCGTTGGAGGAGTCCGAAGGTCAGCCCTCATCAGCCTCAGTAACCTCACAGATGACAGACTGCGACGATGTAAGCACGGTCAGTGGTGGGTAGATGAACCCCAGCGTGGTCTGGCGAATAACTCAGCGTGTTACACAGAGAAGCCTGACTTTGAGGCTTTCCTAAACGAGTGGACTAGTCTATATGAATCAAGATCTGGCGAGCGAGGTGTCTTTAGCAGAGTGGCAAGCCAAAAGCAAGCTGCAAAAAATGAGCGACGAGATGCTACTTACGATTTTGGAACTAATCCATGCAGCGAGATCATCCTCAGACCCTATCAATTCTGCAATCTTTCAGAAGTTGTTGTCAGGCCGTCCGATACACTTGCAAGCCTCAAACGAAAAGTACGAGTTGCTACTATCCTTGGGACTCTACAGGCAACACTCACAGACTTCCGATACCTGAGAAACATCTGGAAGACGAACACGGAAGAGGAAGCACTGTTAGGCGTATCCCTGACGGGTATCATGGATCATCCTCTGCTGTCTGGGCGTGAGGACAAGGCAAAGCTGAAGAAGTGGCTTACGGAGATGCGTAATGAAGCTATCGTTACCAACGAGCAGTGGGCTAAGAAACTGGGCATTAACCCTTCTGTCGCTATTACTGCGGTCAAGCCTAGCGGTACTGTTAGTCAGTTGGTCGATTCTGCTAGTGGGATTCACCCTCGCTACAGCAGTCAATATATTCGCAGAGTCCGGGCAGACGCTCGTGACCCACTTTGTAGCGTCCTAGAGGCCGCTGGTGTGCCTGTGGAGGACGATCTAATGTCCCCTAGTACACGGGTATTCAGCTTCCCTATAGCGGCTCCTGAGGGCGCTGTGACAGCCTCAGACATGGGTGCTATGGAGCAGCTGGATCTCTGGGAGATATATCAGGACTACTGGTGTGAGCATAAGCCATCAATGACTTGCTACTACCGTGATGAGGAGTTTCTGGAGGTGGGGCAGTGGCTGTACAACAAGTTTGACAAGGTAAGTGGAATTTCTTTCCTACCTTACTCAGACCATACGTACCAACAGGCTCCTTATGAACCTGTGGACAAGGCCACCCTCAAGGATCTTAAGAAGGGTTTCCCAACAGAAATATCGTGGGATATTGAAGAGGCCAGCGATATGACTGAAGGATCACAACAACTGGCCTGCACAGGGAACAACTGTGAACTATGACATAAAGATCATAGTGTAACCTTCAGACTTGCCTACGTCCTCTGGCTTCTCTTTCGGGTCATGGGACGTAGGTATTCCTTCAGCCTGCATTTTCTTAATACGAGCCTTTGACTTCTGGCACATACTGTGGTAGTCGATAGATGTGTACTCTACTGTGTGCTTATCGTCTTTCTTCACGGTTTCCTCCGGTTAGCATACCTGTTCCGATTATTCCAGCGCCTCTGTTTACTCTACGCTCTGCGGCAAGCAAATCTTTAGATGGCTCTGCTGTAGCTATATTAAACAAGCTCTCTTTAACATCAACTTTGTCTTTAGGCTGTTCGGATTTAACTTTCTTTCCTGTGCCTTTAAGATTAAAGTGCATAGGGGGAGTCACAGAAATAGACCTGTTAGGTAAAGCCCCTGTGATAGCGTCACCGACTACTGGCATCTTTTCTAAAAAGTTATGTTCGTCGGATATTACTGCCATGACTTTACCGTTAGGCATAACTTTGGCAAAGTAATTTACGCCACCTTCTGTAACAGCGTTACCTACAAAAGATCCCGTGACCCAAAAGCCGTTTTCCTGTGCTTTTTCCAACGTATTGCTTTTTTGTGACAAGACCCACTTAGGTGTTTGACCTCGTTTAATGTTTTTGTTAAACTCTCTGTTTTTTTCTGATCTAGAGCTAAGCCTGTCCCACAACTGTTTTTCAGTCAGGTTTCCCTCTTTAAACAACGGTTTAATTGACGCAACGACTCCGCTCTTTCTAGAAAAGTCAAAGTGGTGCTGTCCGGTTACTTGATCGCCAGCGCCGGGGTTTTTAATTCTTATTGTAGCTCCGGGTGAATCCTTAACAGAAACACCACGGGCGTCTTTCCAAACTGTATTTATGTGATCGTCAATAAGCTCTAAGTCTTTGTCAGACACAGACACGGATCTCCCAGACTCGTATCTGCCTTGCAGTTTGTTCTCCCGTACCAGAGAAGAATAAGAACCCTCCGTCACAGGAACAGGGTCGGTTAAATAGCTACGTCTCTCAATGTTTCTAGTATCAGGAGACACGCGCCCAACCCTACCCGCTTGGTCTGGTATCAGAGTCCCTGAGGCTTGTGACTGAGCCACAGCTTTTGCTATGTCTCTGCTGCTGCCGCTTTCTAAAGCCTGAGTTGCTACGTCTTGTGTGGTTCGATTGATTCCCTGCCCTCTGTACAACGCACGAGCGCTGGGATCTATAGTTTGCTCTATGCCCCTTCTAACGGCGTCTCCTGCCCAAGCCGCGCCAGATGTCGCCCTTTCTCGCAAATTAGCTGCGTCCTGAGGAGTATCAATACGGCCTACACGCTCTGCTAATAATTCGTCTACCACATTAGGTCTTGCAGCACCAGACGGCCCATAAAAGTTATCAATGTAGTTTGGAGCGGAAGACAAAAGATTGCCACGTAAGCTGTCGGCTCCTGCTATCTTTCTAGCGGTATTCAGGCCGCTTTTCATTACCCCTGCACCCACAAGATTAAGAGGGTCAGCAACAACATCAAGAACGGCCTCAACAGCGTCTTGATCGTAAGTCGCTACACGCTCACCAGATTTGCCTACAGGACCCTGATAAGAAAACTCAGGCACACCAAAAGTATTAGGATCGCCTGATATAGCTTCCTTAAGCCTACGCTGCGGGTAGTCCAGAGCAGTCATAGCCGCGTCTGAACCACCCTTGGCCCTGTTGTAGCGAGCCTGAGCATAATTACTCTGGTTTCTAGCTAGCCTGTCTAACCACTTCATTCAGTTTCTTCCTGCTCTAGCTCAGACTCAATTTGCTTGAACACAGCATTAAGATACGTGTAAATCTCTTTGCTGTCCCGCTCTAGAATACTACGTTCCACCGGATCTTGTGTGGCCTGAATTGCTTTCTTAATTTCTCCAAACATATCACGCTTGAGGTAAGCAATCTTAGCTCTTACTTTTGCTGGTCCGGGTCGCCTTAGCTGGTTTTTAATAAAAGCGTAAGGCCCTACTATTGCTGTGCCGCCCAAGACATAGATGGCGTTACTTGCGACACCTAGTGCTGTGCTACCAGCGTACTTTTGAAGACCTAATGAATTAATGAAACGACCAAAACGTGTCTTAGCTTCCGTAGCCGCCTTAGCGTTCAATGCGCCAAGAGAGGGTATGATCTTAGACATTTTAGAAAAGATAGTTTCTGCCTCAGGTACTACATCAAACACAGTTTGGTTGACGCCTTTGCGTACAGCCATAGCAGCTAAATTCTGTATGTTTAAGCTATCTCCAGATAAGTCGTAACCCATGCGTTGGGCACTGTCATCAAACATACTTCTAGCTACTCTCAGGCCTTGCAAAGACCTTCCCTGCTCATTTAAAATAGCAAGAAACTCTTTGTATAGCGCCGCCACCTGTTTTTGAGCCTCTTTGCTAGACATAAGTTTAGGGTTAGAAGCAACCATGTCATCAAACATGGCTTTCACGTTTACTCTTAGGTTGTTATCAAAGTCAACCATGTCTACGTTTTTTTCGTTCTTCGCCAGCATCTTCATCAGGCTGGCTTCTAAATCATCGTAGTACTTCTGAAATGCGTTGTGGTTTGCCTGTAGAGTTTTATTGCCAGATACTCCTGCAGATTTAGCTATGTCGATAATCTCAACCTGCTCTGGAGTAGCAATCTGCTCTTGAACACCCGTGATTCCTTTAGGATCTTCTGTCAGCCTTACCTGTTCAGGAGTTTTTTTGTCACCTACAAACAGGATATTGTAAACGTCATCGTCACCGCCCTTCAGAGGTAGTGCTTCGTTACGCATACCGACACGCTCTAGCTTCTTAGGCACTACTTTTTGCTTAATAAGAGGCCCTGTTCCTGTAGTAAAACCTAGGTCCATGATAGCTACAAGGTTAGCCGCCTCGTTAGGGTAGTTCTGCTGAAACTCCTCCCACGCTTCCATGCCCTGTCCCGCAGCGTTCCAAGCCATCTGACCAGCCTTTGTCTGCATCAGCGCCTGAAACTTCTCTGCGGCCCCTTCCTTGAGTCCCTCAGGGAGCATACCTACGCCCTTCTCTGCACCAAACATAACCATTTCAGAGGCAGAGTCAAAAACCATCCTAATCGGCGTAGTGACCGTCTGAACGAGAACAGAGGGTAGGTTAGTAGACTGCCTGTACTGCTCCTTAAGAACCTCAGGATCGTTCATAGCGGCTGTAATCCCAGCCATAGTTCCTGCCTGTTGGCTCTGAGCCATACGCTGAAATGTCTGCGCCTGTCGCTCAATAGCTCTCTGGTAAGGCTCAGAAAAAAAGCGGTTCCACAGAGAAGATTCCTCTGTCTCTACATCAGAGTTATCTAAGTCTACTGCGTCAATCTCAAATGCCCTTTGAAACGCTGATTCGTCATCAATCACCATTTCTTTCTTCTGTTCTTCAGACACCAGAGGTTCGCCTTCAGCGGGTACGCCAAAGGCTCTATCAAACGCTTCCATATCTTCTGCAAGAGACATTCTTAGGCTCCTATCTTAACAAACTTACCGTTTACTAGCTTGTATCTAGTCCCGTTAGGTCCGTCCGGTGCGTAGAACACCATACCCGTCTCAGGGTCCTTGTGGTATCCTACAGCTTTGTACTCAGGACTGTCCCACTCAATAGCGTCAGCAGGGGCAACACCAGAGGCCAGCTTCTGTACATTCAGCAGGTGCTTCTTAATAGCCGCTAGTGCTTTGTCCTGCGCTTCCCCTGACATACCCGTGTAGATAGCGTCAATGGTAGACTGTAGGGACATAAATTCAATGTTAGAGATTTGTCCTAGTCCTGTACCAGAGGCTCCTGATTCAGCGGCTAGGCGCTTCATCTCGTTGATCTGGTCAAAGCCTAGTCTAGCCCTAATAGACAAAAGTTCTTTGTCTCTGTCGTATGCAGGAGTACCGGGAACCATTGAAGACACCCCGCCTATAAAACCTGTCTCTGTAAAGCCAGGGTCCATCAACTCGTCAACGTCTTGGATGAAGCTGGTGGTCTGCGCGATAAGATTCAAAGCGGCGTCCCTGTCACCTTCGCCCTTACCGGGTGAGTCCAACGTGCTAATTACTGACCCATCATTAGCGTCTAATATAACCACTGAACCATCTTCACGCTCTACTGTTTTTATTCCTTTGTCAGTCGGCTTCTCAGGCTTAAACCCACGTTCAGCAATAATCGCTCCTGTCTCTGGGTCTACTAAAGCAGCGCCAGCAGATAAGGTAACTGGGTCTTTTTTACCACTAGAGCCTGCCTTATAAGCCTCCGTAATCTGCGCTTGTGTTCCACCTTGGGCTAAAACAGAACGTGCGGCGTCCTGTAAATCTGCCAGAGGCACACCGCGAGAAGCACCTTGGGTAATAGCCATAAGACCGCCCTGTACGCCTCTCTGCTGTCCTACAGCTACCTTCTGAGTAGCCATGTTAGCCGCATCAAAGAACACCTTAGCCATGTCGTTGTTGCCTTGTATGGCAAACTTACGCGATGCTTCCATGAGGGCCGTAGGGTTATCCTTGTAGGCTTCTAGAAGTTTCTGTGCTTCTCCCTGCATACGCGTGGCTTCTCTCTCCATACGCCTGCGGCTAATCCCTTGACCAGCGGTTGTTAGCATACCACTAGCAGCACCACCAAGACCGGACATACCACTGCCCAACGTGCCACCAATGTTTGCACCTGTTTGGGCTAAAATTGAACCTATACTCATTGTATTCTCTCCCTACCTAAATAGCCCAAAGAAATCAGTGCCGTCTAAAATACCCATCAAACCTTCACCGATACCTCCAGCAAGATTCATGGCCCCACCAAACATTCCGCTGTAGAGGCTTGACAAGCCAGCGCCCTGACCAGCCATAGCATCAAGCATAGCCAGCTGTGCCTGAAGCGAGTTTTGACCGCCTTGGCGTCTAGCCACATCAGCCATAGAAGCAACATTCAGCGCGGGACTCATGGCAGACAACATTGCCTGCTGTGGTGCGTAACTCTGTTGCATAAACTGCTGACCTAGCGCTGCCTGCTGTGCCTGCTCTCTCTGAGACTGCTGCATAGCCATAAGCATTGCGTTAGAACGGGCCTCTTCTTGTGCTTTTGCAAGCGTCAGAGCTTCAGGAGTTCCACCAAACTGGTTGGTTTGTACGCCTAAGCGTCCCTGTGCCGCCAAACGGCTCTCTAGGTCCATCCTCTCACGTTCCTGAGACGGAGACATAGTAGCCAACATGCGATCAAACACGGCCTGCTCACGCATCGCCGGGTCCATTTGAGCCTGTTCAAAGAAACTAGAGGCTCCACCAGAAAGCGTGTTCTGAAGCGCCTGCTGTTCTGGAGATAAGTTGTAAGTAACGTCTCCTGTTGGGCCAGTGCCTATCGTTCCACCAAAGGCGTCAGTTACCGTAAACGGCTTAAATGAGACGTCCGGTACGTTTATATCGGGAAAATACCCCGGTTGAAAAGGCGCAAGAACTTCTGGCGGCAACTGTCCGTAGAAGCTCCCTGCTAGATCGCCAATTAAGTCAGTCAGAAATCCAAACATTTATCTATACCTCGCAAAGCCTTGTGATAGCATCCCATAAGGATTATAAGACGTTTGAGTAGGTTGTACAGGACTACCTGATGGTCTAGAACCAAAGGGATTAAAACCACCAGAAAAGTTATTAAACATTCCACTTACTTGTGGTTGTCCAAACCCACCGAAGAAAGGATTAAAACCGCCGCCACCAAAAAGCGCAGCAAAAGGATTAAATCCACCAAAACCTCCACCAAAGCCGCCACCCGCAAAGAAGGGGCTACCTTGTCCAAAAAATCCACCACCGTAAGGACTTTGCTGTTGTGTCATAGGATCATTGGCATTTTGCGGTCCAGAGGGTTGAGGCATAGACTGCCCTACTAAATCGGCGTTTACGCCGGGAACCGGAGTAGGTAACGGAGTAAAAGGCCTCGGAGTCTGATAAATCGGGTCTTGGTTAGGGCTTCTAAAATAAGGAAGGCCCGCAAGTGGTCCCTTATTTTGTAGCTCAGGGGGCATAAAATTCATATTAATCATAACGTTCGTCCTATCAGTGCTAATACATTAATTTCTTGAATTGAAAACTCGTAACCGTTGATGTCAGCTTCTACACCTACCGTAACTAGAGAACCAAAACCAGATCCATTAATTTTAGGTCTGGAGATTACTGAGGTTCCAGATGTAAATTCAGCAACGGTGTATTCTGACGCTGCCTCATTATAGTAATACGGTATTTGATTGGATACCTTAAACTCTCTTGCGTTATAAAACTGTTCAAAGTCGTAAGCCCACTTAAGAAACACCGTGGTATTAGGACCGCCAATTAAAGTTGGATTAATTTTCTTTAGTATCTTTCCTTTACTGGCATCGCCAAACGTTAACGCGGGACTATAATACTTAAATACATATTTATTTCCGTTGTCCTGATATCCTGAGTACTCTCCTATTCCTTCTGAGTTGCCTATCAAGAGAGTGCCATCTGTTTTTCTTTCGTAAGCCTTAAACAGCGAGGAGTCCCATACGGTTGTTCTGTATGCGTTGTTTTCAAGCCTTCCCTTCAGGTCAAAACAAAACGTCTTGTTCTGGTCGGGGAACGTAATTAAGTAAAAGGCGTGTTCTGGACTATACACAGACGAAGTAGGCCCTGTGCGTAATTCTAGAGATTCAATTATGTCGTTCTTTACGTTAGCACTTAAGTCTGATATAGGTAACGACTTTTCTGTTATTGTTCGGCCCAGACTACGCAGACCATCGTCAGACATAAATAAAACGTCTGTTCCTATGTGTTGTATTGAGTTTCTACAAATGCACCCAACTCCAGCGACTGTATCAGCCAAAGACATGGTAGCAGGGATAGCAGCATTAGCATACACAATAATGCTATGCTCACCAAATATAACTAACATTCCGTTGTGTGCCGCAAGTCCTTTAATCTCATCGTAGCCATCAGGCCACACTTTAGAAACATTAATAGACCCGCTTGTACCTCCAGTAAAATCGTTGCCCACAAGCAAATCAGAGAAGTAAACTACCTGACTGTTGCTGTCGCTATCGGCAATCCAGAGCCGCCCGTAAGCAGCTACGGCCTCGTGACACTTAAGAGTAGCGTCTGTAGCAGAGTCTGAGTTAACTGCCTGAAAAGTCTTAAGAGTAGGACTTCCAGCGTTGTAGTCGTAAACCAGAGGGTCGTAACCACGCTGGAAAAAGTAGGCTTTGTCGTTAAAGTTTACAATCTTCCAGTTATCGTCTGAAATTGAGTATGCAGCTTGACTAGCGCCTACAGTTACAGACACTTCAGTAAGCGTTGTCGTTCCTGACATAATCTTGTTGTTGCCTGTGCTTAACACAGTCTCGCTAACAGAACCAGCGTCACTATAGTAAAAATGTATTTTGTTGATGTGGTCTACACCAAGCGCTGTTTTGTTTGTTGTCGTTACGCTGACACCTTTACGCGCAGCAATACGACCACGCTTGTCAATCACAGCGTTTTCAGCTATGTCAGCAAACGAGTAATCTTGTGCAATCGGAGAGTCCTCGGTGTTGATTCCTTTGAATCCCGGCGCAAGTAGATTAATGCTTTGTAGTGGTTGTGCCATGCACTAGTCTCCTTAAGGAGTGTACCAAATAACTTCTTCTGGGTGCTTCTGAGCGTCTAGAGCAATCGCGTCTGACAAATAGCGGTCAGCAACTCCAAAGTACTCTTGCGCTGATGTTCCACCAGTTTCGCCACGCTCACGCGCAAGCAGTGCAACAGCCATGTGAATAACAGGCATCGCAGGAATACTTAGTTCGTCTGCGTTGCTAGTTAAGTCACCCTGTCTCTGAATGACGTTAAATCTAAGAGTGTACGCAGCGTCGGGCTTTGGGTAAACTTCTATCTGTGTGTCTCCATTACCGTCTACTCCATTAAATACGTAGTACCTAGGAGAACCCGACTGAGGCGTGTCTAACATATATTTTTGATCGAACCACAGTGGAGTTTGGTATTCTAGGTTCCAATCGTTTGTGTCGTTATAAGCGTGTAGGATTTTACCACGATTAGCAGAACCAACAAGAATGTAGCTGAAAGTGTCTGCTACAGTATCTACAGACAGCGTAGTACGCAGCGCTGACCAATCCCAAGCATCCTCTACCAGCCTTTTAGCATCGTTGATAAAGTCACCCACCATTTTAGAATAAGTGGTGTCTTGTACGTTATCCACCTCATTTTCACGTATACGTCTAAGCACGTTGTTCATTAAATTTAAATAGGTCATCATTAAATGTATCCTTCAAACAAAGACTCTACAATCCCTGCGTCTTGGGTTGGTAACTGAGGCTGTTGTAGTGATGCGTAGTACTGTGCTAAAAAGTTTTCAACAGGAAACTCTTGTCGCCCAACTAGCGGAAAGTTTCCTACTACTCCTGCAGAAAAACCTCTAGGCTGTGCTGGAGAAAAACTGGCGCTTCTTTTCGGTCTTCCGCTTACTCCCGGGAGTTTTCCTCCAACGTCTCCTCCCGGTAATGTCGGAGGCAGCTCTGGAGGCAACTCTGGAGGCAACTCTGGAGGCAACTCGTCATCAGGCAACAAAAGGTCTGAAACAAACTCTTCATCAGTTACTGAGTCTGTTAACAAATCCGAATCATCGGGCAGACCGCCCAAAATTCCCTCAATAATGGCGTCCCCTAACGTTGTTTCTCCGTCAGGCATCATGACTTCTTCAGGGTCAACGCCTTGCTCAACTAGGTTTAGCCTTATTTCCTCATCAGACAAACCAGCCTCGTAACCGTCCTGAATACCTTTTATAATTTGGAAGTACGGTATGTAGCTTGAAGTTCCGTCAGATTCTTGAAGCTCATAAAACTGCTGTGACCAATCAGGACCAGTAGAGTATTTGTCTTTTTCCCAAAACACCTGTCCAATAACTTCAGAGTCACCGCGAGGATCGTCGCTAAACGTATAGGTTTCATCAATTGGCCCATAAATTATTACATCTTTTGCGGCATCTAGATTATTGGGGTCGTTTGGATCAAATCCATGCTCATTTATAAACTGCGTTCTGGAGGCTGAGTCAAGACCATTATTTACAAAGTTGACAAACTTCTGTACACCGGGAACGTTGTCCTTAACCCCTTCCCAAGCCTTACCAAGTATAGTTATCTCTTGCTCTGTGTAGCCAGAAACAAAACCATCTACTGATTGTCCGTTAATTGTCGCTGTGTATACAGCACTAGGGTCCATGCCCATTTCTATAATTTCAACGTCTGTGTAAGTTTTTCCATCCGGTCCTATAAATACAGATGGTAAATATTCTGCTCCCCCTAAAAGATTAGTAAGCCAGCGCGTGTCAACAGCATTTAAACCCGGAATCAGCCCTCCTTCTCCAACTAAACCAGCTAGGTCGCTAACGCCTGTTCCAGACATAGCCATTGCCGCTTCATAAAGAGCATCACCAAGCAGCGGGTCCAGCCCTAGTTGCTCTCTTTCATACGCAATCTGCTCCATGCGAGAGCCTACATCAAACTGGGTTGCGTCTTGATACAGGTCTTTAAGGATGTTGATGATGCCGCCCTGAAGCCCAGCCAGTGCCACATCCTTAAGGTCAAACCCTGATCCTGTTATCGCACTAGATATAGCAGAATTAGTAGCGCCACTAAGTACACCAGCAAGGGCACTGTCGGGCACAAAATTTAGGCCTTTGATGAGCATCCCACCGGGGCTAACGCCAGCCATAATTCCACTAGCAGCCACGGATCTTGGATCAATAGACCCAGTGAGCGCAGCCTGCGTTAGTGCGTTAGAAGTAGCCGCAGCAGCCCCCTTGCCTATAGCGCCACCCAAGCCCGCACCTGTCAGACCCGCAGCACTAAACGCCCCTGCTGTTACTCCAGTTAACATGGCCCCTAAGATAAGGGCGTTTGTGTTAATGCTGTCATCAATTTTTACGGTCTTAACAAAAGATGAGCCATTCCACTCAAACTTGTCGCCATCACTGTTGTAACGAACAAAGTCTTCACCAGTGTACTTAGAGTACAGGCTGTTTAAAACTTCGGCCTGACCTGCGTATGCGTCAGTAGCTAAATCAACTCCCCTGCCTATAACCGACTGTTCAAAGGCGCGATCATCCATGTCGCTTTCAAACTCAGACATCATGCCTTGGTCTACGAGAGCAACTCCCGTATCCCACCAATCTGACTTTAGTTGTCCAGAGTCAATGAGATCCTGACGCTCATTCATGTACGCGAAATAATTGTCAAAAGATCCAAACGCCTTTCTCAACTGTCCGTTATCTTCAGCGTTAAACCGTTCTTTTAGTTCTGATTCAGTTACCTGTGTAGAAAAGTTGTTCCAATACAGGTTATGTGCATCGCCTTTTTCACGCTGATTCGTATAATCGTATAAACGTTCGTCAGCCATCTACTTTTTCCCCTTCAACGCGAGCAGCTTATCAGCCCCGCGAATACCAAAGGATGCGGATACTGCCATGAATAACAAGTACTGATACCAATCAGGGAGCCTATTAAGCTCCTCAAAGGCAATACCGATGCGATCTAGTATCTCTACGTCATTCATTCCAATACCCCACATAAGCGCAACCACAGGCGCTGAGAGCAACAATGTAAACCACTCGTCCTTCCACGAGGTAGCACTGGCAGACGCCATGAGTTGTTCCCATGACGCCGTGTTCTTAATCACTTCCATCTTGGCTGTATGTACCGCTTTCTTTTCTTCGGCCTTGTTCTTAAGAACCTGCCCAAGAAGACTAGCGATTGGCGATATGATTGCCTGCCACATATTAACCAGCACTCACTTTTAGCGTACCGCTGTCATTCCACAGCTGTCCTGCCGATGAAGGATCTGAAGTAGGTAGTCCGGTGAGTTTTACAACCGCACCAGCGACTGTCATATCATTGGCTACTGTCACATCTCCAGATGTATCAACCTTAAAATCAGGACTTGATGAGCTACCTGCGGTAAAAAGACCAACACCTAAATCAGCATCGTTAATCCTGATTCCCGATGTTCCTCCAGTGCCTGTTTCTTCTATGGCTAAGAAGTTGTCTGTATCATCTGAGTACCTAAAAATTGAAGCTGTGCCCCCTCCAGCCGTAAGCTCAATTTTGCTGTTGCTTGCCAGTGAAGAGTTTGAATCAATACGGAGAACAGGAGTAGAACTACTAAGTGTTCCGTAGTTCTGATCTCTAATGTGTACTTCTACTGAGGGTGATGTAGCGTTAAACCCAACTCTTTCTGACGAGTCTATTGTAATCGCGTTAGCATTAGAGTTGTCATCAATTCCTGTTGATGTAAAAGCAGTAAACGTGCCAGCTGCGGGTGTTGATGCACCAATTGTAGTACCGTCAATAGCACCGCCGTTAATATCTACCGTAGAAGTATTATCAAACTTGGTAGAAATTGCAGTCGCAATGTTGTCAAACTCTGTCTCAAACTCTGCTCCCTTGACAACCTTATTAGCGTTACCAGAAGGTAAACTGTCCTTGGCAGCAAAGTCCGTTGTTTTAGTGTAATCAGTCATGTGTTTACCCTATCTAATTAAATATCCTAGTACTGATGCTACAGTTGCGATACCAATCCAAAACACTCTTTCGCCTGCTTTGACAGAATAAGAGTTAGCTAGGACTTCTTCTGTCAACCTTTGAATGTCATCCTCTTGATCGTCTAGACGCTTCTCGTGCCTATCAATGCGCTTGAAAACAGCCAGCATCTGCTCTTCTACACGAGCTATCTGTGATACCGCTTCGGTGAGCTTATCTAGCTTTTGCTCAATACGATCTAATCTATTATCTTCTAGCATTACAGTGTACCAGCTAGTTTAAACAAATCATCCACCTGTTCGTCAGTTAGTCCCAACGCTGGCTGCAAAACAGCAACCCATGCAGAGTTTCTTTCTACTACAGAAGCGTATTCCCACTCAGTAGAAACTTTACTTTTGTTAGGCTCTGGAATTAAGGCAATGCTATCGTCTATTACAGACAGCAACCCTTGCTCTAACAGAGCTAAACGAGCTTGCCGCATAGATACAGTAGTAGTTTCACGCCATATTGTAAGCGCCTCTGCTTTTTCTGCATCGGTTTTTTCTGTTACAGTCCACGTTTGAGTAAAAGCATCATCTGACTCAACCCACTCAAATGAGGTTTTGTGAGTAAGACTGTCGTAAACAGGTTCTTCAACACTGACACGCCGTTTCGCAACACCCGTAGTAGACTCTGGCGTTACTTCTGCAGGCAATACTGCAATAGCATCCCAAAAAGCTCTTGCTCTTTCACCGCCGTTTTGAGCGACAGTTTGCAGGTTTTCATCACTAAAGTCGTTAGTTTGAGTGTTTATCCAGTAGTCAGGAAAACCGTCTTTGGTATACTGCAGCTGTACCTTTAACTGCTGTGGAGATATAATAGTAAACTCGTAGTTAATCATTATAATTACCTAAGATAAAATAATAGTACACGCTGCTCTGTAGTCACTGCCCCCACCACCAAAGGCTCCGGGGTTTCCGCTGGAAGCAGGACTTAAATCGTATGCGTCCATTCCTGTGGCGCGTCGAGATCCGTAAGACGCCTGCTGAGTATTCGACAGTGTGTAACCTGATGGAGCCGTTGCTGTAATTAGGTCATCATCCAAATGCCCCGTGATGTACACAACTTTACCTGATCCTAAAACGTAAGAGGGTGGGTTAGGCATCCCGCTAGTGCCTGTGGCTACAGACCCGTACAAAGATGCTGATGATACTCCACTAAACATTGAAACACAAATAGCAGAGGTCTGTCCACTTCCACCAGTAAACTCAATAGTGTCTGTTCCGTTGTACGTTCCCACAATAACCCCGTAACCAACGCCAAACCTGTCCCAAGCAAGAACAGATGGGCTTGTTAATCCAGTAACAGTAGGCTCAGAACCGAGACTCCCATCACACGAAAAGGCCATCATAACCAAATCACCAGACGTTCTTCCCGATATAGAGGTTAAACTCAAATCAGGAACCATGTTGTTTAATCTGTAAACAGAAGTATTCCTGCTGTGACTCCCTACAAACTCTGGCGCACTGCTTGCTCCGTACCATTCACTAAACGCCATTTGAACGCCAGAAGATTTACCAATCAACGCTCGTATATCAGCATCGTTAATCGCCGCTTGAGTACCGCTAGATCCACCAGCTTCAACGTGAATGTCATTGAGGTCAATTTGACCCGAGCTAGGAAGCGGCATTTTTTAACGCCTCCACCTCAGCCGTAAGCTCCTTAATACTTTCTATTAACAAAGGCACAAGACGTTCATACTGCACGGTCATATAATTCTCACCAGTTACTGACCCGCCTTCTCCATCATCATCAATAGGAGCGAGTCCAATAACTTCAGGCATGACAGATTGCACAGACTGTGCGCTTACGCCTACCTGTCTCTCAGAGCCTTCATAACCCAGTTCACGCGCAGTGTCGTTGTGGGTGTAATAAAAAGTGTCTATTGCTTTTATTTTTTCTAAAGGCGTGTCTATTTTTCCTACAACATCCTTTAGTCTTTCGTCTGAGTAGTAGGCGTAGATGTTAGAAGTAGCCAGTATGCTACCAGTTACCCGCCAGCCGCCAGCATAGGTGTAGCCCGTCTGGGCACCCGCATGGTATAGACCGGTCGCGCCGCCGTGCGTCCCCACGATTATCCAGTGGTTGTTTACGTCGTTGTAGATGCCCGTGGTGGTCCCGTTGTTGTGCATGAAGACCGCACGACCGTTGAGGCTGTAGCCTATGTATCCACCGGTAGCGCCTCCGGAGGAGTGCACGGAGCCGTAGTCACCGCCTCCTGATCCATCCGCAATGTGCGTAATGTTCAGCGACTCCTTCATTCCTTCTTTGTTGTTCTTGCGGATGTAATCGTCTGTGGAGCTAAAGAAAACTGTTTCGCTGTTACGAGTGTCTACGAGGTGGCTCATGTTCAGGTAATCGGCATTTATGTACCGAGCGTTGAAGTCTCCACTAGCATCACGCTTAACTATCGCATTGTTCGTGTTAGAATCGGTTGCCGCGTTAGTGTCTGCGTATGCTGTGTCCCACTGCCCTTGTTTTGTCGTGGTTGGTATGGAGTAATCTGCTGTGAAACTAACAGCTAGAGTACCACTACCCGTGACAGGAGATCCTGAAACTGTAAGACCTGTTGGCGTAGTCATAGCTACGCTTGTAACGGTTCCGGTTCCTGCTATATCTTCCCAAGCAGACCCGTTATACACCTTCATGCCTGCACCACCCGTATTAAAATACAAGGCTCCGGTAGCTAGTGCGTCCCCGTCGTTGTCTAGAGTTGGATCTGACGCTTTTGCGCCTAAGTAACG